CCTTTTCTTTATAAAATTTCTTACGTTTTGTTTGACCTTCGGCTCTTTGTTTAGCTAGAGCTTCTCTTTTTAATCTTGCTTCTCGTTCCGCTGCGGTTTCACCTCTTCGTCTGCGTCTATTTTTTTTGCGGCGGCGTTCTTTCATATCTTCCATCGCCTGTTTGCTGCGTTTTTGCCTATCTTCTAAGTCACGAAAATACGCCTGATTTTTTTCTTTAACGCCTATATCCATTAAAAAATCATTTTTAGCTGAGTTTTTTGGCGCTAATGATCCAGAAAATTTTCCAGTAGCTATATCCTGCTTTTGATCTGGTGTTATTTTAAACATATTTTTAAAAGAAAACTTTTTCTTTGTTGTTGGTTTAGCCATAACTAGCCGCCTAGAGTTTTCTTAATTTCATCTATTCCTGGGCCTTCTTGCCTGAGAGGTGAGAATAAAAGCCTCATGCCGCCAGTTCTAAGTAATCTTCTACGTCTTTGTGCGCCTTGCATTTCTGACGTTTCTTGAGCCTCTGCTCTTTGCTCTTGCCTATCAATAACTTTTTCTGTTTTTGTTGGCGTTGGAGCTGGCTTCTTCCTTTTCTTAAAAATTCCACCCATTTACTCAAACCTTACCATTGAATAATAGTCAGCCCCCTCTGGGCCAAACTTCCTTAATTCGCACTCTACCTCAAAATGTAGTGCTTTGGCAAACCTTAATGCTACCATATGTTGTGATTTTACAAAAATTTGCATCCTTCTGATACCGGATGTAGCCATAACCTCACTTAAAAGCGCTCTTGCGCCTACCAAAGTAGACCTTGCGTGACTTTCTAACCCCTCGCCTGGAATAAACCATGCCTCCACAACACCAGGCCAAACATCTCGAACACCAAACACACAGACCACTTTACCTCGACCGATAGCCGCCCAGCTCCACCCATGCTCAGAGTTCTCCCAAACATAATCTAGATATCCTGGAATACTTGCCGCATATTCTTTTTCGTGCGGTCCTAACTCTATGCTTAGAAGATGGTTGTATTGAAGCGGCACGATTTGCTCATCTGGCCTCATTTTAAATGTAGGAAGCTGTATCAAGCCCATTAGAACACGTTAAACTCGCTGTTTGCAGTATATGACCCCTGTTGGAAAGTCGTGCCGTATGATCCTCTCCGTAAGCGTCTTTGCTCACCGCCACCCAGCATCAGATAGCCAAAAGCATCGCCACAGTGAGAATGCTCGTTCTTGACTGGAGCGTCTTTAAATCTTTCCTGTCCAGCGCCCAGGCTTTGCCTTTTGAAGAAATATCCACCACTAAGAGATTTTCGCAGCCGCAAACACTTTTTATCAACGATAAGCCCTGGTTTGCCACTAACTAGCCTAGACATTGGTGAAGCTCCGGCCTCGCGTCTTACCTGAAAAGCATTACTATCTGTTGGTTGTGCCTTAAATCCTAACGATCTGAGATGATCAAACGCTGTCACTTCGTAGATTTCATCGCGTTTGTTACCAGCTGGATCTCCCCATATCAGTATTTCATGCTTAGAATATCGTTCTGCTATTCTTCCCAACAACTCCTGACCAAATCGCTCAAGCCCCATGTCAAACGTGACCAGCTCATCGCAAACACGCCAGGCACCGCCCTGGGTACGCTGACCGAAGATCGCAGCTGGTGTAAGCCCAAAGTCTACACCGATTTGTATTGGATAGTACGGATCTACCTCCACATCACCGGACATAAGCTCATCATCGTATTCCGGCCAAACTGGTCTGCCTTCCTGGACAAATGTATACATTCCCTGAGCATAACACCTGATCCAGTCTACATTCTTACCACCAAGCAGCTGTTGGTAATAACCTGGTGGCAGATTGTTGGCATTTTCAGCATTATCGTTGATGCGCCACCATTTACCGCCAGAGAATACAAATCCCTGTGCATCAGGGTTTTCTTCCGGTACTTCATCAGGTGCAGCTTGCAAAACACCGCCTGGTTGTCTAAAAAACGTCCAGGGGTAAGCGCCTTTGATTTGGTTCTTTTCTGCTACCTCATGCCACCAATGATCGCTATCAGGAGGGTTTGTATCCATCCAGATCCCATACCAGGTCGGACCACCATCGGATTTTGTAGGATATCGGCCAACTCGGTGTGTTAATCCATCGATCACCGCTTTCGGCAGCTCCCTGGCCTCATTCACCCAGGCACCAGTGAGTTCCAATGACAATAATTTTCTGACGTCTTGTGGAGAAGATAACGCCATGAATATGACCTCACAATCGATGCCTGGGATATCACCCCTTGTGGGGATCTTGATATGATGAGAGATTGGTGGTTGCCAGCGCATACTGCCCCACACATCCTCTGGAAATAACTCTTGCCATGTTTTGATGGTTGTCGTGCGCAGCTCGGGATAAGTATTTCTGACGATAACGAAACGTGAATAACGGATACCATCTCTAGGACTAGGCTTTTGCTTTACTGCCCTTAACATTATCTCGGCTGCACAACCATAGGACTTACCAGATCCAACCGGACCCATCAAGCCCCTAATGAAACTCTGGTCATGTAAAAACTTCCAAACAGTCGGGCTGTTCTCAAAGTTCAAATCAAGGCTGGGGATCGCGCTCATTTTTGTCCTGCAATGTTTCCTGACTGATCTGTCTGATTGATCTCAATGCTTCTTCGAGCGCCTCTATTCTTTGCTCAAGCATCAGGATCGCTACCTCAAGTCTTGCTGTCTTGTCCATCAATGACCTCCGCATACTCTGTGGTCTGCGGCCCTTTCATGTTTATTCCTACTATGGATGGCTTGTCACTTTCCTGATCCGGAGCATCAAGCCAACCAGCTGCCTTTGCCAACACTCTTAGCACCGAAACCTTGTCGTGCATCTCAATTGCTACCCGACCATCCGGCATAGGTGTTATTTTTTTGATAGCCCTAAGAGCATAATCCGGAATGTCCTTCGGATCTTTCATTGTGCCATCAAGATTAATTATTTCTGTAATAGAAGTCGTACCCAGGGCAATCAGCTCCTGGGCAACAACCTCTTTGTTACTTTCTAACGTGGCACTCGTTCTGACCTTTTTCTGTGTAACTCGTACACCACCAAACCGACCAATAGGAGTTTGCCGCGTTCTAGCCATTATATCACGCACTCCCCAAAATCTTTTTGGCAAAGAAAAGCTTCGTCATTAAAAATAAAATCGCCTTGCCTAGATACAAAATTACCAATCTCCGCATACGTTCTATTTTTATGAAACCTTGCGTTAGTCTTAGCCTCCAAATCAGACCACCACTTCATTCTATCTGGGTGTTCTCTCCACATAGCGGCAATCGTTGCTTCAGACTTTAAAAAACAACCATCACAATTTCCAGCACCTTTCATAATTCTTAAATCAAAATTACTTTTCTTCCAGAAATCTCCCACATCTTTAACGGAAACAATAGCCTCATTTAAAGGAAACCAGTTTTGCCATCGTTTATCTTTTGATGGTTTCACTCGATGAGCCTCATCAGCTCTTATTCCTACTGTATTCATCCACCTTTTCCACCCTTGACTGACAAGAAAACGCTTGATCGTTAAAACTTTTAGCTGTTGGGTGCAATACCTCTGAACCTGGTTTGGTAAATATCTATCTTTCGTAACGCTTGTTACAGACTGTAGAAAAGGCTCTCCGTTACGGCTGGCAGAATTATGACTTACAATTTTAAACTTAGGTTTCGGCAAAATATATTCTAGCCAAGTGATTTTTACATTCCACCTATCAGAACATTCTTGCACAAAATCTAATGTCTCGGGCATTTCACGACCAGTATTTGCAAATACTACCTTACATCGATCAGGTAAATCACCATTTGCTTCAAGTATTTTATGCAGCATGTAGGCGCTTGTGCGCCCACCGCTAATACTTAATAAAACATTTTCATCAGGTAATTCGTATGGACTAGCCATCAGACCACTCCAAAAATGTACGGTCATTACCTAAAACACATAACTCAGGAATAATCTTCACATTATTCCATGCCCAATGATTATGACGATCCATTTTATGTATTACCCTCGGCTCCGCATAACCATCTTGATAAAAAGCAAGACACATCAGATTTTTTGGCCTATTTGACAACACAACATTGTATTGAGGTTTTCGCTCTATCGGAACAGGCGCAGCCATTAAAATGGTATCTCATCATTCAAATCATCAGAGCTGTTATTTTGCTGAGAAGATTGATTATCGACTTTGCCCTTATCGTCCATCGGAAACAGACTTATCCAGATCTCAGCTTCCTGGTTAGGTATAGGCAACGCATTTAACTTTATACGCATACCCTTACTATCCTCAAAGGCTATACCTAACTTTACCCAATCAGATTTCTCAGGATCGTTTCTACGTTTCTGACCCTGAACAACATTATACATTTTTTTCATTTTAGTTCCTTCCTATTATTATTGCGGTATCGCATGGTTTTTAGGAAAAATCCAGAAAATATTTTTGTGGGATACAGCAGCAGTACGCCAGGGGTGGGGGGGCAGAGGGTGCCGCTTTTGTAGGCCGCACATTATTTTTTTTGTCGCAGTCAAATAATTAACATAATACATATTATGCGAAAACCTATATTGTTTTGGCTAACCCTCATAACCTTTTACCCTTCACTATTCCCTTAATTATATTGTTGGCTCTGCTATCCTTAGACTTTCCGAGCGCCTTTGATACTGGAACCTGAAAGTATCCTATACTTCTAGCCATGTCGCGGCGGTTCTTGTAACAGTATTCAGCATGGTTCTTGAGTATACTAGACCATTCATCCATTGATAGACCGTCTTTAATCCAATGAGATACGGTCTGTATGTCTCTATCATTAATATTTCGTGGTGTTCCATATTCCTCACATATCCTAAGAAACAAAGTACAAAACCTTCTAGCATCATTATATAATATATTATTATTATTCGTTATAATGTTCTCGTTTATGTTACCTCTGGAAGTAACAGGTTGGTGTGACATCTGGGGGTAACAGGTGGTTGAGTTATCCACAGGCTGTTGAATGGGTTTCAATCCCTGTTTTTGTCTTGATTGATTAACTAGTTTTAGTTGATCAACCTTTGCTTGTTCTCTTCTTTCTTCAATTGCTATCTGTTCACTTGCATTGAGATTTGCCTTAGCTTCGTCTAAATCTTTTGGCGCTCGTTTAAATACTACTTTTAAGCTATCACTCTTTTGATGTTTGCTGAACTTCTTTACCTTCTCAATATATCCATAGTCAGTAAGCTTCTTTATTTGTCTAGTTACTGCCGTTCTACTGATACCCATATCTTTAGCTATTCGGCCTTGTGAAACCCAGGTCACGCCCAACCCATCTGTATAAGTACAAAGAACACATAGAACACTTAGAGCAGCTGTACCATGTAGGCGCGTGTCTCGCGCAGCATCAAACGGTAGCACCGAATAATTCCGTAGGTCTTCGTTCTTTTTACGAGGTACTAACATTTAATCCCATTCTAAAGTTACAATCACCATAGGATCGCCGTATCTTTTCAATGCCGTGATACTGTAAACTTGGCTATCGTTTTCGATCATTACGCCGTTTCTCTGTATTGCGTCGAGAATGCACTTTACATAATTATCTAGGTCACCCCTTTTGGGATGCTCTTTGCCTAATGTGCAAGCTTCTCTGCGCTTCTTAGAGTATGATTTCGGTATGTCGAACTGACATAAAATAGAAACCCTACAAGGCGCGGTAATTGGATCAAGTCCTAATTCAACCATTTTATTTGAAGCCGCAGCCGCAAGTTTGAACTCATAGTCTCGCGTCTTTTTGGGTGTGTATGCCCTGCCTTGTCTGGTAAATCTTGGCCGACCTTTTCCGACTGGCTCACCTTGCAGCCATAAATCAATTCTTTTCATGGTTGATAAGCCAATCTTTAATCTCTTGCTTAAAATCGTCTGTACTTGCCTCGATCGGAAACGGAGCTGGAGCCAGTGAAACAGCTTGCCCGGGCAAATGATCCCTAATTAAATTACTAATAATTAATGCCTGAGATTGATTAGTTTTGTTGCTGTAATCGATTAGCCGTTGCTTACTTGTTGACGGTATTCGAACTGTAAAGTTCACTAAGTTCTCATTATTTTTTATTATTTGTTTCCTTTTTTTCATAGCAAAAACGCCCTCATGTAAAATTAATTATCTGATACCACTTGACATATAAACGGTACCACATTAAATCTCAATATGTGATTTGTTAGTTTACAAGGAAGGACAAAACAAAATGAAACTTAATCAAATAGCATCAAATGTAACTGAAATAGAATTAGAAGGTAAAAGTGTAATGTTTTCTTACGAAACGCCTGTTGCCGGATGGGATGACAAGGGAGCGTTCAGAACGTCCACTTACTACAGCGTAACAACAAGCAAGCATATCAATAAATACTTTAACGGCGTTGAGGCTCGTACAGTATCGCAAGAGTACATCAACGGTTTTCTAATGGGAATTAAACAATGAAATATTTTGTAATTATTAAAACAAATAAAAACTCTTTCGATCCAAATAAAGTAAAAATTTGGGAATGTTACGACAAGACATTTGTTTGGGGAAGCGCAGCTTATGATGTCATTGACTACGCAAACACATATAAAGAAGCGCAAGCAATAGCTAGAAAAGAAAGAACGCAAAAATGAAAGATTGGATTGAAGAAATACTAGGAGCGGTTTGTCTATTTGGCACGTTCTACATGTGGTTTGTAATAGCAGGAGTTTTAACATGACAAATAATTTTTACAGCGAACCAGCAACAAAAGACCTTTATATTCGTTTTTTATGGCAAGCAATCACACAAAGCCATTATGCGCCTTGTGGCGCTCACGAATTAGAGGAGGCTGCAAGACTAGCTAATAAATTAATCTCTGAACATGGCGAAGAGTTTGACCTAAGAAGCGTCAACAAAGAAGTAATAAATTTAATTATCAACAATGAGGAGCCTGATTATAATGACAGCTGAAGAATTGATTGCGCTGATACATAGCGCCATAAAAGAAACAAGCGTTGACTGCGAAAGACTTACAGAGTTTGAACAAGACAACGATGAAATAGTTATGCGATTTTTTGATTTAGAGGAAGAAGAAGATGATAGTTGACGTTCGAAGTCCTGTATCTGCTTACATCGAACTAAATGGTTTTACTATTTATGTTGAGGTTAGTGAGGCAACAGAAAATAAACCGTATATTAGTTATTGGGAGAAGGAAGAAAAAGATGATTGATCAAGTAGATATTAAAAAAATGCACCACCACAACGCACCAGATACGGAGATTGCGGCAGCGCTCAAGGTGGCTCCGAGGGTAGTCGGGAGGAGACTTCAAATTCTCTGCGGCTTGGCGCAGTTGGATCGGGCCGCGACAGGCAGTGAGATAGCAGAGAACCTCGGGCTATCAATTCTAAGCGTAAGACCAAGGCTTACTGAATTGCAAGAATTAAATTGTATTCTTGATACAGAAACTAGGCGCAAAAATGAGTTTGGCAACACTGAAATAGTTTGGCAGATAACAGAGAAAGGTTGGCAGTATGTTTATTAAGTACGAAGAAATAAGGCGCTTGGCTGATAGCATCAGAGAAATTTGCGGAGATGACGAAGACACCCTTCTCGATACATTAGACGGAGAAACAGACGCCGTTGACGTATTAGGAAAACTAATTGAAGAGCGGCTCGAAGTATTGGGCTACGAAGCCGCAAACAAAGAGCTTGCCGAACAATATAAAAAGCGAGCTGACAAAATGGCAAGTAAAGCGGATGCCATAAATCAGCAAATGAAACACTTACTCAACGCAATAGGCGTAAAAAAAGTAAACCATGCACTCGCAACGGTAAGCATAACAAAACCCCGATGGTCAGTTGAGGTGGTTGATGAAGCACAAGTGCCAACGCAACTAAAAGTAACAACATCAAAGCCTGATCTAAGAGCAATCAAAAAGATTTTAGATGATGGTGAGCCAGTGCCAGGATGCAGACCCAAGGTGGGCTACGAAGGCGTAACAGTGAGGACAAAATAATGAATAATACTTGGAAAACACTTTCAGCATTAAACGTGAATGACGATAAAGAAAAGAAAGGACGCTTTGATTATTTATCATGGGCTGATGCTTGGAAGCACGTTCAAAACAATGTAAAGAACGCATCTTATGAAATACTTGAGGATCTTGTTTATCCAGATAACAGTAGAGAAGTTCGATGCAGTGTCACAATAGATGGTGCTACACATACAATGTGGCTAGCTGTTATGGACAACATGAACCGCGCCATAAAAAACCCAGATGCTCGAGCGATCAATGATGCCAGAATGCGTTGCTTTGTGAAGGCAATAGCTATGCATGGTCTAGGTTTGTATATCTATCAAGGCGAGGATCTGCCAGATGCACCGGAGGAAAAGCCGAAGAAAAAGAAACCTGAAATCGATGTAAGCGTACACCCACAGGAAATAGAAGAACCAGAAGAACCCCAAGAAGGTTGGCGCTTACTTTATCACAACGGAGAATTTAAAGACATTCTCAGTACCGCCGGAATGTTTACTTCCGAGTTGGTCAAGATGGTCAAACTATACCAAGAGAAGAAACGGCCAAAGAAACAACAGCTTGAAATTGTCATGGCTAACTTTGAAAGCTTAGACAAGCTAGGCGAGACAGCTAGGTACACAGTCGAGATAGGGCTAAAAGATTTACTTGGTCTAGACGATCTTAGCAAGGACGCGCTCGACTTTGAGTGGAGCAAACTACAGAAACAGGTGAAGTAATGGCTAGTTGGAAAGAGTTATTAGTGAAACAAGAATTGGAAAGAGCCGGATATATCCAGGCTCTAGCCAGGCAAAACATATCTCGCAACCAAGGATCAAGAAGGCTTAACGTATCGCTTACCTATCTATCAAAGCTAATCGACAAGTACGGTATTCACTGGCCTGCTAGGTATGGTCAAGGTGTTGGGATAAACAAGGTTCCAGGCGGTGTTGCAGAGTACACTAGGTTGGCAGATCAGGGTTACTCCAAAGCAGAGGCCGCTAGAGAACTGGACGTTTCGTTTAACACTGTTTGTGCTGTAGCAAAAAACAATAAGATAAAGTTTGTAGATGGCAGAACAAAAGGTGGGCTACGAAGCCCCAAGATTAGGGCATAAGCTATGACCTTCTACACTTTGTTAACAATAGTATACGTTATGGGCGGTCAGCCCCTAGAGGTAAAAATTTTGTTTGCTGATGAAGAAGATTGTTGGAGCGTACTGTTAAGTAACGATACGCTCTACGAACAAATAAACG